CCGACGTGCCGATCTACATGTCCGCGACCGATCAGGACAGCGACACCAACAACCTGAACGCGGCCGGGATCATCACAGTCTTCAACGCCTTCGCGACCGGCTTGCGGACCTGGGGCAACCGGTCGTCCGCATACCCGACCTACACCGACGCCAGGACATTCCTGGCCGTCCGGATGGTGCTCGACGTCATCGAGGTATCGATCCAGCAGGCCAGCCTGCAGTTCGTCGATCTGCCGATCACCAGCGGCTTGATCAACTCGGTGCTGGGCTCGGTGAACGCCTATCTGCGCGACGTCATCCGGCAGGGCGGCCTGCTGCCGGGCTCCAAGATCTCGTTCAACTCGGGCGATAACCCCGCGACCCAGCTCGCGGCCGGCATCATCGTCTTCGCGATCAACCTGATGCCGCCGCCCCCCGCCGAGGACATCACCTACAACTTCACGGTCGACACCTCGCTGCTGAACAGCCTGACGTCCTCGCAGTCCTCCACGTAACGCGCCAAGGAACGGTGGCACCCCGGCGCCACGCAACCCAGACATAGGAGAGTACGGTGGCGCAGCTCATTTCTGTGACCACGCTGTGGAACTGCAACGTGCTGCTGAACGGTACAGACCTGCTCGGCCGAATGGCGGAGTTCAAGATCCCACAGCCAAAGCGTGTCATGGTCGATTACAAGTCGCTCGGCATGGCCGGCCAGATCGAGGTGCCGGTCGGGTTCGAGAAGCTCGAGACGACCCTGAAGTGGACGTCATTCGATGCCGATGTCCTGACCAACATCAACAACACCAATGGCATGACGGCCCTCACGTTCATGGCCGACGCACAGGTCATCGCGTCAACGGGGCTGATCCAGGATCTGCCGGTCTCCGGCAACATGACCGTGATCTTCAAGGACCCCGGGCCGATCGACCTCAAGGCGCAGGCCAACGCCGAGTACAGCAGCGTCGCGTCGGTCTACCACATCGACTACTCGCTCGCCGGCCAGCAGATCCTGCTCTTCGACTCGCTCTCGAATCAATACGTCGTCAATGGCGTCGATCAGCTCGCACAGTATCGCGCGAACCTCGGCGCCTGATCAGCAACACAAGGAAACTCCGCCATGATGGTTGAAGTCCCCGATCCCACGGTCCCGACCACAAGGGTGCCGCTATCGCGCGGCCGTGTCGCGGTGATCCGCCAAGCCACCGGTGACGACAGCATCCAGGCCCTCAAGTCCGCCCCTGCCGATGCCTCATCGGTTGAGCAGTACTATGCGCTGACGGCCCGCTGCGTCGCGATCGACGGCGTCCAGATGACCTACGACACATTCCGGCGCCTGCCGCTTGGAGTCATCACCCGGATCAGCAAGGTGTTCCAGAAGCTGAATGAAGACGACTCCCCCATGGAGGCTCCCGAGCCCCAAGCCGCGCCCTCCTCGGGAGTCTAGTGCGGGCCAACATCCAGCCCAGTGAGTTGAGCCGCATGACGATCGGCGACATCTTCTTCTGGGCCGAGGCACTGCGGGACTGCGAAGCCAAACCAGGCACCCCCCATGGCTGACGAAAGCAATGCCGGCGTCCTGCAGTTCCTCGTCGAACTCCGGGACAAGTTCAGTGGGCCACTGAACGAGATCAAGGAGCATGCCGAGGGATTCAAGGAATCGGTCGGCAGGATCGGCAAGGCGGCCGCGGCGGCGTTCGTCGGCTACGAGGTGCTGGAGCACGTCATCGGGCCAGCCGAGGAAATGCAGCAGGCGCAGGTGCGGCTCGCACAGGCGACCGGCGCGACGGCCGACCAGCTCAAGGAGGCGCAGGAACAGGCAGATAGCCTTTCCACCACCTATGCCCGCAGCGCCGAGGACATCACGGCCGCCCAGACCGCGATGTCCAAGTACACGGGCTCGCTCGACGCCGCGAAAGAGACCATGGCCACGACGGCGCAGTTCGCCAACGTGATCGGCACCTCGGCCGAGGGAGCTTCCAAGATCCTTGGCCCCGCCATGGAGACCATGGGCGACCAGGCCAAGCCAGTCGCCGAACGGATGCAGGACGTCGCCGACAAGATCACCGCGATGGTGAAGGCGATGCCCAACGTCGGGGGCGCCCAGCAGATGGCGCGCGAGCTCGCCAACACCGCCGGTACCGCGAAGCAACTCGGCCTCAACATCGATCAGTCGCTGGCGGCGGTCGAGACGTTGAGCAAGTCCGGTGCCGCGCGCAACGCCGGCGTGAGTTTCGGCACGCTCGCGGAGGCGATGCTCAAGGCCGGCAAGGACGGCGTCCCGGCAATCCGCGAGGCGGGGTTCGCGCTCTATCACTTCCGCGACGGCACGATCGATCTGACCACGACGATTGAGCATCTGCACGATCGCGGCCCGGCCGCCCTGGAGGCGTTTGAAAAGAAGCTCGGGCCGTCCGGCAGGCTCCTGGCCCTGATGGTCGATCATGTCGGGGACATCACCAAGGGCACGCAGGACCTGGCGAACGCTGCGGGCTCGACTGCCGCCGAAGCAGCGAAGCAACAGGAAACCCTCGCGGCACAGCTCGCCAACCTCCATAACGCCGTGACGGACCTGGCGGTCGCGTTCGGGACGCCGCTGCTGGCTCCGATCGCCGACTTCGCCCACGGCCTGACCGACGTGCTCGGGGCAGTGCGGCAGTTCGCGGAGGAGCACCCTCACATCACCGAGTTCGCATCCGCGATCGCGGGTCTCGCATCGGGCGCCATCGCGCTCGGGGGCGCCTTCTACATCGTCCACTCGTCCCTCGTGGCGGTGAAGGCGGGCATGATGGCCGTCAAAGTCGCGATGACCGCGAACCCGATCGGGTTGCTGGTAACGGCCATCGCGGTTGCGGCTTTCGAGATCTACGAACATTGGGACAAGATCAAGCAATGGTTCGCGGAAGGCGTGGCCTGGTGCCGGGAGCACATCGAGGGGATCAGGACCGCGCTCGCGATCATGACCGGCGGCATCAGCGAGGCCGCGATCGCGATCTACAACCACTGGGAGGACATCAAGCGGTACTTCTCCGAGGCCGTGGACTGGATCAGGAACCATATGGCGATCGTGGCCGCCATCGCGGGGCCGTTCGGTTGGCTCGTCGATGCCGCGGTCCTGGTCTACGACCACTGGCAGGATATCAAGCGCTACTTCGCTGAAGCCGCGACGGCGATCGTCGGGGCATGGCAACCCGTTTCGGACTTCTTCAAGACCATGTGGGACGCCGTGGTCGGGGTCTTCCAGGCCGCGTGGGACAAGATCAGACCCGTCATCGAAGATGTCCGGCAAGCGGCCGAGTGGATGGACAACAAGGTCAAGGCCATCTCGGAAGCCGCCAAGAGCGTCAAGAGCGCGGTGAGCGGGGCCGCGTCCTCGGCTGTCGGGGCCGTCACCGGCGCGGCGCGGTCCGTGCTGCCCACCTGGGCCGGCGGCACTCCGGCGGCCTCGCCGGCGCCGGTATCTGCCACGGTGAACAACTCGGTCAGCGCGCCGGCGAACATCACGATCAACCAGACCGTGACCGGCGCGACGGCCCCGCAGGCTGCTGCGGCGGCTGTGGCCGACGTGCACCGGAGCCTGATGCAGAGACTCAATCCGACTTCGGCCGACGAAGATGCGCGGCTGAACTTCGGCGACAGCCGCTTCAGCCCCGCCTACTGATCGCAGGGGAACCGGCAGATGTTCGGCGCATTCGGCGGTATCGGGTTCACAGTTCTGGGCGGCCCGGACAAGCTGTCGTTTGAGGACGAGTCTCACTATGCCAAGATCGACGTCATCAAGGGCCCGCCCGTTCTGCAGTGGATTTTCGATGACCTGACCAGGATCGAGCTTGGCATCTATCTGCACCAGATGTGGTGCGATCCCACGTCCGCGATCGCCGACCTGCAGCAGCAGCGGACCCTGCATCAGCCCGCGCCCATGGTGATCGGGGTCGAGAACAAGGGCAACTACGTGATCACCAACCTGCGGCAGCGGGACGTCTGGCGGGCCGATGACGGCACCCTGATCGCGGCGCGATGCGAACTGTCGCTGCTGCAATGGGCCGGTACGCTGCCGGCCTCGGCTCCCACCGTCCAGACCAACGCCAACGCACTCGGAACCACGACGGCCGGCCCTGGTGCAACCCCGCTCCAGGCGCCAGCGCCCGCGTCGGCCCCGGTGGCCGGAGACTTCGCGGACGCGCCACTGTCCACAGCCACGAGGTCGGCATGACCACACCCATGACGGCGGCCGAGTTCGCCCTCGCCTACGGGCTGCTGCCAGCATCCGGCACGCCGGCGCCCGCGGCCCCGAACGCCGTCTACACGACCGGCCTGAATGAGCGATGGGACACCGTGGCGTGGAAGCTCTACGGCGATCCGACGCAGATCAACGTCCTGGTGATGGCCAACCCGGCCGTCCCGATCGTCTGCCAGATCCCGCAGGGCACCGTGATCCAGGGCGGAATTCTGCCGCCGCCAGCGGCGCCGGCCAGCACGACGCCTTGGGGCTAGGCCCCGCGCCCGCCGACGCCTCAGCTTCAGAAACGCCTTCCCCCTCCCCTCAGATCCAGGAGACCACGATGCGCTTCCGCTTCCGCTTCCCCGCAGTGCTGAAACTCGCCGCCGCCGCGGTCCTGATTGGCTGCCTCGGCGGTGCCGTGGCGACGCAGGCACAGTCGCCCGCGACCGGGCAGCTGCGCGCCGTCATCTACCAGACCCCGCCGACCACCGCCAACACGGTGGGCATCGGGCTTGCCGGTAACAACGGCGTCACCAGCCCCGCCGCGCTCGCCGGCCAGGCGTTCGGCACCACGACCTCCGCCCCGGCCCACCTGGTCTCGGCCCAGAGCGCGGCCCCGACCCTGTCGAGCTGTGGCACCTCGCCCTCGATCGCCGGCACCGACACCGCCGGGATCGTGACCATGGGAACTTCCGCGACCGGCTGCGTCATCACCTTCGCCCAGCCCTACAACGCGGCCCCGTACTGCGTGGTGAGCTGGATCGCTACTCCGCTGGCCTCGCAGAGCTACGTGACCTCGGCGACCGCCATCTCGACGACCCAGACGTCCGCAAACGGCAACAAGCTGCAGTACGTCTGCATCGCGCAGAGCGGCGGCTGATCGCATGAGCGGCGCCGGGATATCCCTCGCGCTGCCGGTGCCGGACTGGCGCGTGCTGTACAACGGAACCGACATCACGCGCCGGCTCGCCACCTTCCTGAGCGAGATCACCTACGAGGAGGCCGTCGGCAAGCAGGCCAACTCGATCGAGATCGTGCTGACCGATGCCCTGCAGCAGATGCAGGCCAATCCGCCCACCATCACGGATACGATCGACCTCTCGCTCGGTTACGCCGGCAGCGCCCTGAAGTCTGTCGGGACGTTCCAGATCGATGAGTTTGGCCTCAAGGGGCCGCCCGACCAGTTCCACATCAAAGCTATCCAGGCCGGCCTCACGCAGGCGCTCCGCACCCCGAATAGTGCCGCCTATGAGGGCCAGACCCTGTTGCAGATCGCCGGCACGGTGGCGGCCCGGCACGGCTTCACGGTGGTTGGCGATGCCGTCGATCCGAATGTCCCCTACGGGCGCGTCACCCAGGCGCTGGAACCCGATCTTGCCTTCCTGCATCGTCTCGCCAGCACGCACAACTACGAGTTCAATGTGCGGGACAACAAGCTGGTCTTCTACAGCCACCCGGCACTGGAAGCGGTGGCGCCGGTCGGGACGATTTCCCGCACGGGAGTGATCAACTTCGACTTCAAGAACCAGACGCTCGGCCGGCAGACCTACAAGGCCGCGCAGGTCAGCTATTTCGATCCCGCGACCAAGGCGCTGGTGACCGGCCACGCGACCGCCACCAACGTGCCAACGGCCGACACCCTCAAGACGGTGGAGCGGGTCGAGAACGGCCAGCAGGCGCAACTGCGCGCGCAAGCCTACTTGCACGAGCACAACGCGAGCAAGGTCACGGGCGAGATCTCGTTGCCTGGAACCATGACTTATCGGGCCGGCATGACAGTGAACGTCTCGGGCTTCGGTACGTACGACAGCAGCACTTACATGATTGAGCGAGCCAAACACCGGCTCGCCACCCAGGGGTGGGTCACGGCGCTGTCGCTGCATATCGTGGTGACCGGCACGGCGGCCCAGACCGTCGGGGCGGACATTACCGAGGCCGCATCTTCGCCGGGCGTAACGCCGGGGACCTGAGCGATGGCAGATAAATACTGGGCACAATCGCGGAACGTCACGTTCCGAAGCGGCATCGTGAGCGCGCTCGGGACGGCCCAGTACAAAGGATTCGTGCGCGTCCGGTTCCCGGATCGCGACAACATCGAGAGCGGGTGGCTCCAGGTCCTGACCCGTGGCACCCAGGGCACGAAGCACTGGCACATACCGGAGATCGGCGCGCAGGTGAAGTGCTCGCTCGACGAGCACGACGAGAACGGCAGCATCGACGGCGAGCTGTGGTCGAGCGTCGACGCACCAGTCGAGGCCGCGACCAATACCCAGGACAGGACCGACTACAGCGACGGCACCAGCATCGTCTACGACACCGCGGCCCACACCCTCACGGTCCAGCTTGGTACCAGCGGAAGCGCCACGATCAATACCCCGCTCGGCAATGAAATTGCACTGGCCAGCGATGGCACCGTGCTGCTGCAGGACAGGGCCGGCTCCTACATCAAGCTGAACGGCGACGGCACCATCAAGGTCCACGGCCAGATCGTCAGCGACAGCGACATGGTGGCCATCGGGATCAGCGCCACCCAGCACGTGCACGGCGATGTTCAGAGTGGCGGAGCGACGACTTCTGGTCCGCAGGGGTAAGTGATGTCCGGTACCGCCACCCTGGCCGACGTGACCTCGGCCGACTGGTCGCTGGAACTCGACGCCACGGCTGGCGGCGGGACCGGCTCCGGGATCGGCTCGATCGTCCAGGCGCTCGATGACGTCAACCAGTGCATCGCCATCATCCTCACCACCATCCCCGGCGAGGACCCGTTCCGACCGACGTTCGGCTGCGACATCACCCAGTACCTCGACCAGCCAATCCAGGCCGCGCAGTCGGCGATCGCCGGGACGGTGACGAACGCGCTGGCGACCTGGGAACCCCGGATCACGGTGAAGTCTGTGACCAGCACCGTCAGTGCAGCAAGTCCGGGTGCCCTCGATGTCACGGTGAGCTGGGTCCTGAAGCTGGCCGGGACGGCACCGCAGATCGTGATCGGCAACACCGTGCAGAGCACGACGGTGACGGTCGGCGCCGCGGCAACAGCGGCGCCCAGTCGAGCCTCGGGATTCGTGTTCGGGGCAAGCGCCTTTGGGACAGGAGCATTCTGACCGTGCGCAAACTTCTCGCGATTTTCGCGATTCTGATCGGCCCGCTGCCGGCAGCAGCACAGTCAATACCGGCTCCCACAAACGGCTTCGGCATCGGACAGTCCCCGGCACAAGGGGCGATATGGTCCATCTCGCAGTGGGACCATGCGTGGGCGTCCAAGCAGGACTACAACGCGGCCGGCGCGTTCACGGGGCTCGGGGTGAGCGGCACGACGCACCTCTATGCCGCGGACTGGCTGACCAGCGGGTCGGCCTATCAGCTCGCCTGGCCCGTGACCGGCGCGAATGCCGCCGTTCTGTCGCCCAACGGGCAGATCGCCCTGACGACAGCCTCCCGGGCCTCGCAGCTCAGCAACAGCTACGGCTCGCTGGAGACTACGATTGGCACTGCTGGTTTCGCGTTCAATGACGACGTGTTCGCCGCAAGCGGCCGCCACCTCTCGGTCTACGCGGGATACGATGAGGCGCAGACACTGTCGGGCTCCTCCGGGCTCGCGTTCGGGCGCGAGATCGATGCCGTGAATTTCGGCCCGCAGGCCACGGCCACGTCTCCGGGCTCACCGGAGGTCTATGGTTCGACGATCGCCCTCTGGCTGGCCTCCGGCGGCTCGCATGCCGGCGTCACCGATGCCACTGAGGCGATTGGCATCAAGGACAACGGGGCGCGCTTCCAGACCGGAATCATTGTCGGCGCCAACGCGCTCACCAACTACAGCGGCTTTGGGTATGCGATGCGGCTCGCCAAGGGCCACATCATCCAGTGGCATGACGCCTCTGACGTGGCCGGACCCAACATCACCAGTACCGTGGCGACAGCCGCGAATTCCATCAGCATGCAGTTCCAGGACGGTGGCGTCTCGTTCGTGAACCAGGCCGGTGGCCTTGATGCCAGCATCCAGGCGATCGCCAACGCGGTCAATGGCGTGGCGCTGGTGCCAAGTGTTACCGGAGCGCCCACGCAAGTCGCGGCGATCGGGGCGGACACAAACGTCGAGCTGAACCTGACCGCCAAGGGAACGGCGGCCATCTATGCCGCCAGCCCGTTCGTCGCCGGCAGCACGTTCGAGGCGGGCGGCAACGCTGCGTTCCTCGGAACGGTCACCGTCTCGGCTGGCCTGACGTCTGTGCAGGCCCTGGCGATGACGTCAACGGCAGAGACGAATAGCGGAACCTATACAGGCGGAACCCGCTACGGTGGCGATATACTGACCGATTGGATAGGCAACGGCTCTGCGGGGGCCACGCTGTTCGTAAACAGCCTACAGGGCAGCTATTCGCCGAACAGCACGACCTACCCGAATGGCGTCGCCGGCTACGGCTGCGTAATGACACTGCCGCAGGCATCCGGCGGGATCTGCGTCTACGGGGCCACGACGGTGACGAATGCCGGCGGAGACGGGTACGGCGTCGCCGGCCTGGGCGTCAACGGCGTCAACGGCGCCCAATCATTCGGAGGGGTGTTCCAGGCGCAGACCATCGCGGGACAGACCAGCGGGGCGGCACACGGGGCCGTCGTGGCCGTCACGAACTTGCATAGCGGGATCATCCCCGGCGACGCCTCGATCGAGGTGTCCACGATCGGGCCCAACGTAAGCAAGGCCATTGCCGCCGTCGAGATAACGAATGAGGGAAGCACCGCGCTACCTGGCTACTACAAAGGCATTTGGTTCAATCTGCAGAATGCGGTTTCGGCCTCCACGCAACTGGCGACCTATGCGTTCATAACGGACGACCACTACCCGACATCCAACACGGATACCGAACTCACCGTGTCGAACGGCATCCTGTGGGACGAGAGTTCCTTCACGACATCGGAATATGCTGGCCCCAGCTTCATGGTCGGTCCAACTGTCGCTAACTACAACTCCCGCGTCGAAATAGTGGGGAGTGCAGGCGCAGCCCCGGGCATAACCGTCGTTGGTGCCGGTGCGTCCCCCGCAACGAACGCGAACCTCAGCATTACCGCTCTGGGGACGGGAGTGGTCAATTTCCCCAACGGACTAACTTCTGCGTCGTTCACCTCCGGTACCAGCGCGGGCGTGTCCTGTTCCGGCACACCCACATCCAGCTTTGCTTCTGTCAAAGGCATTGTTACGCACTGTTGAGGAGCCACCATGCGTAGTTTCATCATCGCGTCCATCCTGTTCGTTCCCGTCATCGCGGCGGCGCAAACCGTCCCACAGCCCCCCTCTCCGCAGATGCAAGCGCTGGCCGCTACGGTCATGCAGTTGACCCAGGAGACGGTCGAACTTCGCACGGAAATCTTTGCGCTCCGGGCCGAGAACGATACGCTCAAGGCCACAGCGAAGAAGGCTGACGCAGCCCCGCCCGCCGATGCGCCTGCGCACTGACCGCGCGGAGACTCCCGCATGAGCGCCTCGATCACCACGCTGCCGGCCCCGTCGTTCCTGACCGATTCTGACGGTCTCGATCCGCTCGCGATCCTGAACGACATGATCGCGACGTTCGAGCAGGCCAGCGGCAAGACCCTCTACCCGGCCCAGGTCGAACGCCTGCTGATCAACCTCTATGCCTACCGGGAGACACTGGTCCGGAACGCCATCCAATACACGGGCCAGCAGAACCTCTTGGCCTTCGCGTCCTACCCGGTGCTGGACTATATCGGCCAGCTCACCGACACGCCACGGCTCGCGGCCCAGCCGTCCACCACGACGCTCCAGGCCACGCTGGCGAACGCCCTGACGGTTCCCTACACGCTGCCGGCCAACAGCCAGGTCGGAACGACCGACGGCGCGCAGGTCTTCCTGACCTCGGCGGCTCTCACGTTCCCGGCCGGGACCACCGTCCTGACCGTCGCGGCTTCGGCCCAGACTGCTGGATCAACCGCGAACGGCTATCTGCCCGGCCAGGTCAGCGTCATCATCGGCGGCAACAGCCTGCTGGCGGGCATCACCAACACGACAACAACATCGGACGGGTCCGATCCGGAAACCGACGATCACTACCGGGCCAGGATCCAGCAGTCCCCGAACAAGTACAGTTCGGCCGGCCCCGAGGGCGCCTACCGGTTCTTCGCGGCGTCGGCAGATTCAACGATCATCGACGCCAACGTGATAACGCCGGCGCCCGGGCAGATCGCGATCTATGTCCTGACCGGCCCGGTTCTCCAGCAGCCCGCCGCTGCTCCGAACAGCATCGCGATCGCATCCCCGGCCGTGCTGGCCGAAGTGCTGGCGGCATGCGCACCCACCACCGTCAGGCCGCTCTGCGACACCGTGGCGGCGTACGCCGTGACGGAGATCGACTATACCGTCACCGCCACCGTGACGCTGTTCGCCGATGCGTCCTCCACTGCGCAGGCAAGCGCTCAGGCTGCCGCGGTACAGCTTGCCCTTGATCTCGCCAGCTCGATCTCGAACGATCTCGTCCCCTCGGAATGGAGCACTGCGCTGTCGGTCCCGGGCGTCTATGAGGTGGCCCCGATCAACATTGTGACCCATACCACCGCAACGGGAAGTCTCATCGTCGTCGCGGCGATCATGACATCCCTTCCGCTCAGCACCGTTCTGAAGGATGCCAGCGGAAATCTGTATAATCTAAGCTCCGGCGGCTCCAGCACGGGAAGTATCTCATTCCAGGAATCGGAAACCGCCACGATTACCATAACCGCCCAGACCAACGGGGCAGCCCAGAACCTTCCGGCCGGGACCGTCTTGACGGCGGTCTCTCCGGTCTCCGGGGTGGTCAGCTATACCGTCGGCCCGGGCGGCCTGTTGGGCGGAACGACCGTCGGATCTGACGGCAGGATCGTGCTCGCCGACGGCGAGTGGTGCAACTGCACCGCCATCAACCTGACCTTCGTCACCGGCACCAAAAAGCAGTACGGCTAGGCGCGGCACGCGAGATGAGCGGCACCCTGACCCCGCCGAGCAGCATCAACGATGTCCGGACCCAGGCGCATCTTCAGATCGGGGCACGGCTTGCCGGCATCGATCTGACGCAGATCCTGGTCTACGTGATCAAGAATGTGCCGGCCGCGGTCCTGCCGTTCTTGGCCTGGCAGTTCGATATGACGTCGCCGTGGTGGGCGCTGCTGGCCAGCACCAGCGATCAGCGGACGCTGATCCAGCAGGCGATCGGCCTGCATGCCAAGATGGGGACACCCGCCGCCATCACCACGATCATGGCGAGCCTGGGGTTCTCCGGCGCCGAGATCCTCGAAGGCCAGGACAGTTGGGGAGGCTCCACCTGGCCGGACAACGAGGGCTGGGCCGTGTTCCGTGTCGTGATGCCGCGTGGCGGTGCAGCGATCCCGGCCTCCGTCCAGGCGCAGGCGATCGGTGCCATCAAGTTCTTCAAGCCGGAACGCTGCTGGCTCGATGCCCTGCAGTTCACTGATACATTTTCCGATCCTGCGATCGTGCTGGCGGATTCCTTCAGCGCCCCGGGCGTCGATAGTCCGATCCCGATCACCGACACCTTCACGGCGCCGATCCAGGCCATCACCGACGTCAAGAAGACGACGCCGTACCACAACGCGCACTTCTACCACACCGGACTGACCCACGGCGGCACGCAGCCCGCGATCGTGGACTCCGGCTTCACCATCAACGGCACGCCGACCGCATAGCCCGACAGGAGCAAGAACAGATGCGTGGGTCCTTCCGTCTCTACCGGAATGGAAAGCTGATCTGTGCCCGCCACAACCTCATCGTGAACGCGGCGCTGGTTGCTGCGGCCCATCTCACCGGCGGCGATGTCACCGGCCAGCCGGTCAGCCTGATGGGCTTCGGATCCGGCACCACGACACCGGCCGTGGGCGACACCGCGCTGAGCGGATCGGCGCAGTACTACAACGCTGTCACCGGTCACACCTATCCTTCGGCCGGATCGGTGACGTTCAGCTACGCCATCACGCCGACCGACTACGGCGCGGTACCCGGCATAACGGTCAATGAACTTGGCCTGTTCGGGAATACCGGCGCGACCGGAACCCCGATCTCCATCGGGGTCGTGACGGCGGCGTGGTCGGCGAGCACTGCCGTGGCGGTCGGCACCATCATCAAGGACAGCAACGGCAACGTGCAGTGCTGCACGACAGCCGGCACCACCGGATCCGCGCATCCGACCTGGCCAACGACCGTCGGCGGTACCGTGACGGACGGCACCGGCACGGTCTGGACCTGTGTCGCGCTCCACACGGCGCCGGTGCCGATTTGGACCCATGCCCTGACCCCGGCATTCACCTTCAATGGCACCGCCACGTACGCGGGCAGCTACACGATCACGTACTGAGGCAGACCCGATGAGCGGCACCCTAATCGACAGCGCCAGCTACACGCCCAACTCGGTCCCCGGCATCCTGCAGACCGACCTCGTCGAAGGGCAGGCGACGGGCGCCTCGCACGGCGGCATCGGTGTCGACAACGCGGCAGCGCAGGCCCTCGCGAACCGCACGGCATGGCTCTATGCCAACAAGGCGGCGCTGACTGGCAACGCGAACTATCAGTTCGCCGTCGCGGCGGCGACGCAGTCCAGCCAAGCCGTGAACCTCGGGCAGTTCGGTGTCACGACCGGCCCGGCGAGTGTTGGCGTGTCCGGCGTGCAGTACCTGCCGTCGGGTCTGATCATCCAGTGGGGCTGCAATAATATCGGCGCACCGAGCAGCGTGACGTTCCCGGTCACGTTCCCGCACGGCTGCTTTCAGGTACTCGTCTGCGAAGAGGCGGCGGCGGGTTCGTGGGGATCAGGCACCCCGACGGTGCACGGCGCGTCGAATCCAACGGTCAGCGGCTATCAGGGATGGGCCGAATCGTGGACCGGCAGCGGATGGACGGGCGGATCGATCACGCAATCCTTCCTCGCGATAGGGTGGTAGAGGATGTCCCTCTATGCACGCTTCGACCATGCCGCCGCGCAACCGGCACCCGTGACGGGCTGGTACGATACCGATGCGCTGAGCTATCCCGACCTGCCGCAGCCGGCCGACCTGATCGAG